AAATATGCTCAGAATAATGATAACCAAATTCTGTTAATTTTTTTGCATAATGGTCTAAACCAACACCAGAGCTTTCATAATACCGAATTATTCTTATCTCTTGCCCTACAAATTGTGCAAAGAATAACGCTGTACTGTCACCAATACCCAGATCCCATGAAACTGTTACACCTACAGCCGGGTCATACGGCACTGTAGTTATTCTACCAGAAGTCATAGCTTCCTTCATTTCTACAGCATAGTAAGCACCAACTATCGCACTTTCAAAAGAACATTCAAATTCTGCCTCGTACCTGTCATCACCCATTGTTCGTTTTGCTTCTATTAATTCTTCCGGGTCTAATATATTTGTCTCTGATGCTTTAAACATACGACAATACCAGTCCGGGTGTGTCTTTGCATATTCATACATATCGTAAAATTCATTGCGGCCTTTTGGCGTTCCGATCATTGTTATCTTACCTTTGCGATCTACTGTCGCTGGCCTAATAACACTTGGATAAGCAGATACCGGGAAATCAGCAAACTCATCTAGCACAACATGATCGAACATTAGACCCCGGAGTGCCAGGTAATTATCTGCACCAAACAATCTGAACCTAGATCCATTTGGAAAATCTATTCTGAGTTCCGAATGATTAATTTTTATAAATGGTATATCTCTTGTGTATTCTAACGCATAATCCCAAGCTACAGCTTTTGCCTGGCTAAGATATGGAGCTATATAAGCTACTCTTACATTTGGTTGATCTATTTCAAAGCATGATTGTATCAGGTCATTTACAGCCGCTACAGTCTTACCAAAACGTCTATGGGCCACAATAATAGCAAATCGTTCTTTGCGATTGTGGAACTCTCTCATTAAGTCTCTGGGCTTGTAATGGTGTTCTATTACTTCCCAGTTATCATCTACTTTTGCCATTTTATAATGAACTTATGCTCACCAGTTTCACCTGATCCTGTCACTTGTAATGGTAATACCTTACCCATTAATGACATATAGGCGCTAGGGTTTTCTTCAGCTTGATGTTCCAAATAACTTACTAATCCTTCTTGACCAAACTTATTACCAGCACGTTCTGCTGCTTCGAGTATAGCGTCTTTCAGTAATTTACTATTTTTATTTACTGCGCCTTTTGGTCTGCCTTTACCACGATTTCCCGTATTTTGGCCTATTTTATTCGTTTGTTCTTCTTTTGTACTCATATGTCCGTCCTTATTAGGGTGCTACCATATGTAGTAGACGTTAGCCTAATTGCTACTAAAAGAAAACCCCCACCATAAGGCTCCGACATTACAATGGGGGCTAGGCTCCAGTGTAGGGAGGGTTCACGAAAGAGCCTAATGAAGCCTTTACCACACTCTAACCTATTTTAACATTATTAAGATATTCTTTGTATGGTTGCAAATCATGTTCTTGAACTAAACCCATTCTTAACATTTGATCTGCAAACTTCCCATTAATATAGTTTTCATCTACCGCCTCACCGTTTTGTATACGTTTAGCATTAATTTTCAGAGGATCTGGTATATACTTATTTTCACCAGTTAAATCTCTTAGCTCTGGACGTTTAGGTGCAATATCTTTTGCAGCCTGGCTAATTTGTTTTGCTGTAGGCCAAGATCTAGTCTCAAGACTTCCAAGCAATTGTTCCTCAAAATCTTTAAACCAAATAGTGTATCCCTTACCTGGTGCTAATGCTATTATTCGCTTAACAAGAAATTCTGCTTCTGACTTCATTGCTTCAGTATCACCAGCTACAGCCCTTGGAGCATTTAACCTAGCTAATACTTTCATAGTAAGATTTTTAAGTTCATCATTTCTCTGATTATTCATAGCTTAACCCCATATCTTTAAGAACAACACTTTTTATACTTACAACTTTTCCCTCAATATCATCTTTCCACCTCTGTTGATTTAACCAGGTTGTCGGATGTGGAATAAATTGCTTATCTTGTCCTTCACATACTTTAGCAAATCTTTTTGTTGCTTCCAAGAGTTCATCAAAATTTGTTATGTGACAAGCTTTTGCAAATGCTGGTGATGCTTTATATTTTCCTATTTTTCTAGGATAGACTTTCCACCACTCTTCAAAATCAGCAATTGTTTGCTCTACATTTCTGACCAATACTACTTCACTTCCAAGGTTATTACTTCCAAGGTTATTGGCTGGCAAATCCTGCACCCCTGGGGTAGCAAATTCTGCGTCCCCACCTGGCATATCATGCACCCAGTCCTCATTTAAATTTAAGACATAATTATTTGATGTTTGTTGTCCATCATCCCGGTAAGAATGTTCGACACTTATTAATCCACAAGCCTTCAAATTTTGCAGATGATTTTGTACGGATCTTTTAGAAATTTCACATAGCTTTGATAACCTGGTTAGGCTTGGGAAGCATCTGTTTGTTTCAGCATTATGATGATCAGCAAGCCAATACAAAAGTATTTTGGAGTATGGTGGCAAGCCTTTTTGTTTCATTGCTAGTGCAGTCATATAGTGCGACATTTTAATTTACCTCTTTCTCATTTTAATTTATTGCGCTATTTGTACATTTAAGGACATATTCACGCCTGTGGTATTTCCTTTTTACCTCAATAAACTTTGGCCCACTTTAATAGTGGGTCTTTTTTTTAGTTTGGACTATCGAAATAGTCTGACAAGGTTTTGACAGTTTCATACTGTGCATCACCAACACCATCACGCAAACGATATATAGTCCAACGTGATATGCCAGTTTTCTTTGACACCGCAGCTAAGTTCCTGTCGCCTTTTAATATTTCCTGAATACTATCAAGTGTAAGCATTCTTTCATTTGCGCTAGGCCACATTTAATTTTCCTTTTTTTTAATTATAAGGTTGTATTTAGGCTACAAATACTTATATTGCAAGATACATACAAAAAAAAATTTAGAGGTAAAAATGGAAAAACGTGTAAACTACATATCTCAATTGCATATTACGGTTGCTGTTTACAAAGCAATGATCGGATTAAATCTCAGTCCTTATGAAACAAAAGGGATTATAGAAGCAATTGAAACGGGCATTAAGAGTGCAAACGCATATGATGAACAAATTAAAAGGGAGTTAGGATATGCCGAAAGAAACTAAAAAGAAATCAGTCTGGGAAGTGCTTTCGAAACACCCGGTCACAGAAAAGATCGAAAGAAAGTGGTATAAAGACAAGCAGGGAAAGCCGTACAGCCTTAGTTATTTATCATGGGCTTGGGCATGGGGCGAGGTCAAGAGGTTCTATCCTGACGCCTCTTATACAGTGCATGACGATATTATCTATCCTAATGATACTGTGGAAGTCCGGGTAAGTGTAACTATAGAAGGTCAGCAACACATGATGTGGTTACCTGTTATGGACTTTAAAAACAATTCTAAACCTAGTCCTACATCTAGAGAAATATCTGATGCTAGAATGCGCTGCTTAGTTAAGGCAATCGCTATGCATGGTTTAGGTCATTATATTTATGCTGGTGAGGATCTGCCAGAAAATGAAATAGAACCCCCGGTCAAAGAAGAGAAGCCAATTATTGATTTGTCTACTCAAGATCGTGTCGATACAGCAATTGAATTTTATGAAAATTGCAATGCTGAAGCATTTGGTAAAGGTGAAAGTAACTTTACTAAATTACTAAACCGCAAAGACATTACTGAGGATCAGTATAATACAGTAGTGCTTGCACGAGATAAAAGAAAATTGGAGTTAGAAATATGAAAGCTATTACAATTGCAGGGCGTAGTACCAAAAACAGTGAAGTTCGTGAGAAAGAAGGAAGGCAGTTTGCAACCTTTTCTCTTGCAGTTACAGATGGCTATGGCCCAAATAAAGGAGTAATGTTTTTTGATGTTATTACAAACAATACGAAACTTGCTGCTTATATCACTAAAGGTAAACAAGTTGTTGCCACTGGTGAGCTAAAATCTAGAGAATACAATGGCAAAACTTATTTGTCAGTTAGCGCTAGTCATTTAGAATTAATGGGTGGTGGTGAAAGACAAGAAGAATTAGACGTATCTACCGCTCAAACAAATGCTCAAGTCGAAGGAGCTAATTTAATTCATCTAAGCAATACAGACCCAGCAGAAGCCCAGGTCACAAAAGATAATTTAGACTTTGATGATGAAATACCGTTTTGAGGAATTTACAAGTATATCTTAGGGATGGGCAGCTATTGCCCATTTCGCGATATGATGCAGAACAATTAGAAGATGCAAAACCTGGTCAGGCTTATAATTTAAAGCCCACTGGATCTAGGTCTAATCCACATCACAATCTGTATTGGTCAGCATTAAGAAACGTCTGCAAGGCTACTGGTAAATGGCCTACAGAAAAACATTTGCACGAAGAACTTAAATTTGCGTGTGGATATTATCAATTAAAATATAACTCAATTGCCGGGAAACATATGCAAATATCAGATAGTATACAATTTAGCAAAATGAACCAGGCAGAGTTTCATCAATACTTTGAGGCAGCAATGGAAAAACTTGCAGAGGCTATAGGTTATGACCCACTTGAGAGTTAGATTGAGCCGACAAGAAATGTTTGAATGTGAACAAGCTGCTGTTTTGCGCTGGCAATTAGCAAGAGCTAGTGGTGTTATAAATCAAAGAAAAGATAATAATCGAAATGATAATGACATTGATTTTTTAGGAATTAAAGCGGAGATTGCTGTATCTAAAGTTCTTCAGTGTAATCATAATGTATTTCAGTTAGGTGTAGATCAAGGTGTTGATATGTTTTTGGGTGACATAACTATAGATGTCAAAAGTACATTTCACGAAACTGGAAAATTATTATTTAAATCATTGGAGGCATTTAAAGCTAGTTGTTCTGTATTGGTAACGGCATCGAACGAAGCCGATGTAATGATTATTGTTGGATACATACCTAAAAAAACTTTTCAGTCAGACGCATTAGAAACTAATTTGGGACACGGTAATTGTTTTACTATGGATCAAATATATTTGAGGCCGATAGAGAGCCTGTGGAAAGTACATCAAGAAATGAAATTTAAATGAATTTTGCAAATAAACCACCGCTAGGACAAAAACAACCTAAGAAAAAAAAGAACGAAAAATTTCTTAACAAGGTAAGAGAAATGCGTTGCTGCGTATGTCAAAGATTTGGTGAAGTACAAAACTCTCCAACAACAGCACATCATCCAATACATGATAGATACAGTATGAGAAAAGTAGATGATGTAAAAGCTATACCTTTGTGTGAGGGACATCACCAGGGACTATGGGATAATTCTAAGATTGCCTTACATAAAGAACCTAAATTATGGAGAGAAACATATGGACCTGATTGGTCTTATTCTGTCCAAGATACAGACACATAAAGCACTGGTCCTTTTTCTGGGTGGCAATAAACTTTTTTTGCATCGATGCTAGTCACTTGATTGTCACTATAATAAACAACATTTTCCAACCCATCACCTACTGACTTTATAATATTATCTAAATCAGGTTTTGATGTTGGTTTTAGAACCCCATATTCTGCCTCTAATCTTTTTACTTTGGGCCAGGACTTAGGTATTTCCATAAATGCAGTTACTTTCATATGAACAAATTTTTCTGTTGGCTCTAGTTTTTGGTCATGCATTGCAGACCATGCTGCTGCATGAATACGCTGTTCATATTCCCTTGTTTTAGGTGGAGTATATACTTGCCCGGTTTTAGTAAATCTTGGCCTACCTTTACCAACAGGTTGCCCGGACACCTCAAACTCTATTTTTCTAATTTCTTGCAAATTAATTTCTCCAATTGTTTAAATTTACTTTTTTTTAATTTTTTTTACAATCCCCCCTTGTAATTTGTAGCATCGATACTACATATATAATATAAGGTAACAAAGGAGAAAAAATGACAAACTTAGTTAAAATACCACAAAGATTTTTACAAGATCATTCAGAGCGTGATTTAGATACACCAGAAATTGTTAAGATGACTTCAAAGCATTTTTGGATAAGCTTAGATGATCCGCACACACCTGAGCTTTATCAAGACGCTGAGTTTTATGCAAAGCCTTGGATTGACTCAGTACCAGGTGACGGTCTTTGGGGTATCGTTGTATCTGCCAGGGCAACCAAAAGAGCTTTAGATAAAGCAGTGGCAGACGAGGTTAGTGCCGACACATGGAAAAAATTAAATGCTTCTGAATGAGTTTCTAGCCGGGTTAGTATTTGCTGCTTTTACAGTAGCAATACTACTAGCCTAAAAAAATTCTTGTAGGCTATTGAATTGTAGCCTATAAGATACTTAATGTAGTAACATACTAAACATGAGGTAAATAAAAAGTATGGAAAATTTTACAGATCATCAATTACATTTATACGCAACGCTTGTTGGAATGCGTCCAGGTCTTATGGGTGTACAACAACTTGCAAATGTACAAAGCAAAGTAGCTGACATTTTCAAAGACGATTTGGGTATAGAATTATCCCATAATGAACAAGGTGATGTATTGCACCAAATTCTTGTCGATTATGATATGATCAAAGTTACATCGAGGGCAGTGTAATGCGTACACAAGCTACTTATACCACCAGTTGTTTTCTTGAAGTGTACGTCAAGGGTTTACCAATTAAGATCTGTGCGGAAGCGGTAGTTGACTACCGTGACCGCATTATCGAACACGTTGATATTTACCTGGAGAATG